CCGGTGGGCGTGGATCCACCGTTTCGCCGCGGACCTGGACGGGAACACCAGCAGCCGCCAGGTGGTCCACTGGTCGCGGCCTTCCAGCGTGGCGCGTTCCCGCAGGTCCTGCAGGTCCCGGCAGGTCAGGTACCGCAGCGTGTAGGGCTTCGCGTCCATGTCAGCGCCCCTCCTGCGCCCGTATGTCCAGCAGGCGGCGCAGTTCCACCACCTCTCGGCAGGCGTGCGGCAAGGCGGCCACGAACTCCCAGGTGTCGGCGTCCAGGTGGCGGTCCTTCGCCTTGTCCAGGGCCTCGGCCGCCTTCAACAGGAAACGGTCCGACAGGCGGACGGGGACCGGCTGCAGGTGGACCACCTCCCCCCCTTCCGGCTGGGCACCTACGGCCGTCAGCACTTGGCTTTCCGCCGGCCTTCTGGCCGGCGATTTCATGCGGCTTTTCCACAGGCCCAGCGCATACCGCAGGTTCAGCACCCACGGATAGGACACCCGGCACACCCGGGCCACGTCCACGCACTTGGTCCCCGCGCGCAGCAGGCGCTCGGCCTTGGCCCGGTCCTCGGCTGGGATCAAGCGCCTCACGGCCTCACCGCCTGCAGCACCAGGTACAGCAGGGCGGCCACCAGCAGGCCCAGGGACCACCACGCGCGCTTGCGGCGCTTGGCTGTTTTCCTGTCCTGCAGTTCTCGGAACGGGACATAGTATTTTTTCACGGGGTCACCCTTTCCGCCTTTTGGCCTGTTAGCCGTTCCCACCTGGCGATAATCACGTCACACCACGCAGGCTCGATCTCTACCGTGACACAGCGCCGGCCCGCCTTTTCGCAGGCTATCAGCGTGGACCCGCTGCCGCCGAACAGGTCCAGCACGCGCTGGCCCGGGTCGCTGCTGTTTTTGACCAGTTCCTGCAGCATTTCCACGGGCTTGGCCGCGTTGTGTTCCCTGTCCGCGCCCCGCACCCGCGGGTACCGCAGTATGTTCGGGCGGTGGACCGGGCGCTGGCCGGACACCTCGAAAGATTTCATCGTCTGCCCGTGGGGCTGCTTGGCGAAAAAGCCCACCAGTTCGTAGGTGTTCGCGTAGTTGTTCCCCAGGCCGCCGCTTTGCTTGTCCCACACCAGCAGGTTCTTCGCGGACATGTTCGCGGACCGCGCACCGTCCCACAGCGTGGCCCACGATCGCCAGTCGCAGTGAACGTACGCGTGGCCGAACGGCGGGAGCAGGTTATAAATGCGCAGGAATAACTGGCGAAAGAAGGGCCGCACCATTTTGTCGTCCGCCACGTTTGAACTGACGCCGGTGCTGCTGCCGTATATGGCGAACGGCGGGTCGGTCAGCACCATGGCCGGGCCGTCCCCTTCCAGTACGTGGTCCAGGGCGTCATCCGTCAGGCTGTCCGCGCACACCAGCACGTGGGATCCCAGGCGGAACACCTCCCCCGGCTGGGTGGTGGCCTTGGCTTGCTTGCCCATGACGGGCGGCGGCGGTTCGGTATCCTCTGCGGGGTCCTCGGCCGGCGGGGTGGCACGGGCCGCCAGTTGCTTGAGTTCGTCCGCGGTGAACCCCGGCAGGCGTACCTGGCTGGCAGGGGTCAGGGTTTTCAGCACGGCCGCCAGGCCGGGCAGGGACCAGGTGGCGAGTTCACTGGTCTTGTTGTCCACCAGCGCGAACTCGCGCAGTTCGTCCGCGGTCAGGTGGTCCGCCAGGATCACCGGCACCTCGCGCAGGCCCAGGCGCAGGGCGGCCTTGAGTCGCGTGTTCCCGGCCATGACCATCCCTTCCCCGTTCACCACCACGGGCACCAGGAATCCGTACCGCTTTATGCTTTCCGCCACCTCTGGCACGGCCTTGTCGTTATCCCGTGGGTTTTCGTCCCACAGTTTCAGGCTGTCCGTGGGCCTGTATTCCAGGTGCCGCTGTTCCGTCATAATAGCCTCCGCGCGATTTCGTACAGCCACAGCACAGCACACAGCCCAGCCACGCCCACCAGGATCCCGGCGGCGAACGCGTCACGGTCCTCGGGGACCCCACGCGGGCGCCTCACAACAGGGACGCCAGGACCTGCAGGCGCAGGCGGTTCACGGCGTCCATGCTGCGGGCGTCCTTCACCCACTGGACGGCCCGTTCCCACCGCTGCCGGCGTTCGATCTCGGTCAGGGCAGCCGCGGCCTGCATGCTGGCGGCCAGGCCGTCCGTGGTGCTGTAGGTGAACGCGCCCGGGATTTCCCATTCCCGCCACGCGGGGACGATCGGCACTGCGCCGGCGTATATGCCCTCGATCGCTGATATGGCGGATTTGGCCCGGTTGAACCTGCTGTCCTTCAACGGCACCACGTGCGCCCAGGGCGCCAGCGTTTCGCGGAACTGACGCACGAACGTGTAAAAGTGCGGCACGTACGGGGTGAAAAAGTAACGCGGGGTGCGCTGCTGCGGCAGCCAGGGCGGCGGATCGGTCAGCCAGGACGGATTGAACCCGATAAAATGCACGCCCCACCGCGGGTCCTCCACCTGGTCGAACTTGTGGAACGCCGGGGTGTGCCACAGCAGGTCCGCGATATGGGACCCGCCACCGCGCCAGGTGATAAAGTGCCGCGGGCCTGCCTTGGGCATGGTGCCCAGGTCGCGGAACGCGTACGTGTCCAGGGCGTTCGGCACCACTTCGAACCGGGTGTTTGGGTGCTTCTCCTGCAGTTGCGCGGCCAGGTCCTCGGTGCTGACCGTCACCACGTCCGCCAGGTCCAGCATGGTGGCCAGCCTGCCCAGCACGTCCTCGGTGTATCCGCCGTACGCCGGGTTGTCGGGTTCGATTTCGAACAGGTTGTCGTCCATGTCCACCCACACGGGGACGCCCATGGTTTTTGCCACGCGTGCCATGTTTACGTGGGCCGGGTCCGTGGTGCGCATGAAGTACACCGCGTCCGCCCGTATCAGGTCCCGCCACACCTCACCGCCCTGCGGGTGGATCACCTCCACGTCAGGGTCCGCGCGGCGCAGGTACTGCAGCACGCCCTCCCCTCGGTAGTTCTGCACCACCACCTGCGCGGCCGGGTACACGGCCAGTAGTTTTGCCTTCATGCGTTCGCCCTTTCGGTCAGGATTGCCACGTTCAGGAAAGCCGGGTGGTTTTTGCCCTGTGGGTCCCGTTCGCTCACCACCTGGCACGGGAACTCGTACGCGGTCCGCACGGTCCGCCACTTGGGAGCGTAGAACAGCACCTCCATGGCTTCGCACGTGAACCGCCAGTAGTCGAACGGGTACGCGTGCAGCGGGAAACTCTGGTGGGTCTGGACAAAACACAGGCCACCGGGTGACAGGACACGGTGGATTTCGTCCGCGGCCACCCACGGCTTGGCCACGTGTTCGAACGTGGAGTTCGCCACCACCAGGTCAAAGGACCCCGGCGGGAACACCTCGGACAGTTTCATAATGTCGGCTACCACGTCCACGTCCGCGCCGTCCTGGTAGTCGGCCTTCACGTACTGGCCGGCCGCTGGGAACTTGGCCGCGCTGTGCGTGGACCTCCCGGGCATGCTTTGCTTCGTGCCGATTTCCAGAACTCGGTAGCCTGCCGGCCACTTTGCCACCAGTTCCATCAGGTCCAGCCAGGGTGCGCCTTGTGACGTGATCACGTGTTCAGCCTTTCAACCGGGCAAACCGGATCCCGCGCGTGCGCTCGAGTTCGCGTTCCATGTCGAACTGGGCGTCATAGTTGGGAAGGTTCACCTGGTGCGTGTTTTTGAACTGCGCGTGCCGCACGGTCCCACCGTCCACCCCGTTCGTGTACACGGTGCGGGCTTTGTTCGCGGCGGCGATTTCAAGGACGGCGTTGTACGTGGTGCAGGGTTTGAACGGTGCCCGGTTAAATTCGAACTTGGGCGCGGTGTACATGTCGAACAGGTACACCCGCTGGAAGGTGTCCCACAGGTCGGAATAGTCGAACGGGTGTCCCATGGGCCTTTCGTTTTCGTGGGGGTACACGGGTGCGGCCAGGACACCGAACCGGCGCAGCGGCGCCGTGCTGCAGGTCACCCGTTCCTGTATTTCCAGCATGGGTTCAATGTCGCAGCATACCACCAGGTCCGGCTCCACCTCGGCCAGGCGCAGGGCCAGGGCCGCCTGATTTATCGCGTACACCCTGGTCGGCCGGTCCAGGCTGTGGACCACCCGCGGGTCAAAGGTCGGGCCTTTGCCGAACACCAGGGCGTCCCCGTCCAGGTGCGGCGCGTCCAGCACGTGCGGGTATAGGATCACAGCGGCTCCCCCTCTGTGGCGATAATCTGCCGCACGCGGTTCAGTGTGCGGTTTTTCGTGCGCGGGATCTTCGTGGTGTCCTGCAGGATTATCCGCAGGCCACGGCCGGCGGCCTGCTGTACTAGGTCCCGCGTTTCGTTGTATTTTTCCTGCGCGATTTTCTTGTTCCGTTGTACCAGGTCACCGTGCCCTGCAGCACTGCTTCGCATAGGGTCCCCCGTTCCTTTCCGTCCACCAGGTAGTGCCACGGTTTGCCGCCCCTCACCATGGCCAGCGCCACCTGCATTGTAGCGGCCGCCTGTCCTGTTTTCACCTGCTGCGCCGTGAACCGGTACACGCGCCAGCCCCACAGTTGCACCGTATTGTCTTTTTCCCTGTCGCCTTCGTACCCCAGCCCGCGGGTGTGCCGTCCGCCGGCAAACGTCCCGCCGTCCACCTCCACCAGCAGGGCGTCCCCCACGTACGCCAGGTCGAACGTCCAATTTCGATCGGGTCCCGGGACCTTGTACTGTTTCACGAACCCGCCAAGGTCCAGCGCTACCAGTTGCTGGCACAACAGGGCTTCCAGCGCGGACCCGGCCGCGCCCTTGCGGGCTTCGCGCAGTGCGCGGGCCGCCGGCGGTTCGGGGTTCACTGGTACACCTTCCGGCAGGCTTCACGGATCGCGGCGGATAGTGCCGGCAGGGACGGCTTCATGGTGCCCGGGTACGGGCCAAGGTTGCGGAGTATTTCGGCGCGGAATAGCAGGAGGCGGGCTTTAAGGTCGGGTTGGTGTGTTTCGCAGTAGTCCACGTGGCCTCCGTTTTCGGTCGGCTTTATTTCATGGCACCCACGGCACAGCGGCTGCACGTTCCCGGGATCAACGACCCCGGGTATCAGCCCGCCAGTGTGCCGGCCTTCGATTTCGTCCAGGTCCAGGTACAGGGCCGGCATGCGGCGCCCGCACCTGCAGCATGTCGGCAGCAGCAGGGATCCACAGGGACCGGACGCGGGGACGGTCCCCAGGTCCACCACGCCCGCGGGGTGGTACGCCGGCGCCGGGCGGTACCTCTTGAACCCGTACTGCGGGCTGAACGTTGCGGACAGTATACACACCTTGCGCTTGACCAGGCTGTGCAAACCTTCCAGCGTGTCCTGCCGTTCGCTCCGCCTGCGAAGCGAACTGCGCCGGACCTTGTGGCCGCGGCGCAGTTTGTCCTGGTACGTTTTCCACAGCGGCGCCCGCCGTTTCAGCGGGCCGCCTCGTTTCAATTCACCACACCGGCTGGCCGCCGGTTGTTCGGGTTCTCGTACAGGGTGTGCGGCTGCATGCCTTCGCGCTCCATGGCCAGCACGGATTGCATGGCGCTTTTCCCTTCCTTGAGGCTTTCGAATAGGCGCTCGGCCAGCGCGTGCAGGTACGCCACGCACGCCACCTGCTTGTCGGTTTCGGCCTTGGCCTCGGTCATGCTCTTACCCTTGCCGGCCTGTTCGCCCAGGCGCAGGCTGTAGGCCGTGCTGTAGAACTGTTCCAGGCGGGCGCGGCAGTACGCCAGCCGGACCAGGTAGTGGCCGAACAGCAGCAGCCGGGCGCGCAGTTTCTCCACGTTGTCCTCGATCGGTTCCAGCGTGGCCACCTTGACCTCGTTCAGCATAAACTCCCAGGCGTGGTCCACCTCGTCCACCCATTCCCGCTGGGTGTCGGGGTCCCCGAACTGGAAGGCTTTAATTTTGTCGCGCGTGAACATGAACCCGTCCTCTGCCATAATTCTATCCCCCGTTTCATAGTTTGACAATACCGGCGCACCGGCGAACAGTTCCGCTTATTCTGTCAGGGTTTCGTGGAGTCCTGCTGTTCCTGCAGGATCACCTGGACGTGGGCCAGCCGCTTAAACTCGGTTTCGATAATTTCCAGGTACCGCCACTGCCAGGCCAGCCCGCCCCTTTTCTGGAAATTCTTGGGCCGCTTTTTCCAGTGGGATCCGTACCGCGTGAACGTCTGGCCGTCATACCGCCGCTGGCCCGGCTCTTTCGTACACCACAGCAGGCCGAACGGGTCCGGCACTTCCTCGGGCTGTATTAGTCCAGCAGGGCACGCGATAGACAGGTCGGACGTGAAGGCGGTGTACAGTTGCCACTTTTCATCGCTCAAAAAATCGGACCGGGACACCTTCACCTCGAATCCACGCACGCGGCGCTGCCGGGTGTCTATCAATGCGGCGTCTATTCTGCGTTCCTGAAACGTGAACTCGGGCACCACCACGCACCCCCAGGCGCCGTTGTGTTCGGTTATTGCTCGGATCACGTCCCGCGCCGTCATGTCGGTTTCAATGCTGGCCTTAATCTGGCTCACGCTTTCCCCCAGTTGTACCCGTGGGCCACGTGCGGCGCCGCTGGGTTGAACCTGCGCCGCTTGGGGTCCTTCAACAGGCACCGCGTATGCCCGGGATCGTTGTTCCTGGTGGCCACCACGCCCTGCGGCTTACCGCACCCCAGGCAGGGTTTCAGTTCCGCGCACTTGTTCGCCCCGGTCCCGTGGCACGTGGGGCACTCTGGCCAGCCCTTCATGGCGGTCCCTCGTAGTCCACGCCGTACACCTTGTCGCAAATAACCAGGGCTTCGCTGGCCACCTTGTCCACCCCGGCGGGCACGCCGAACAGCATGCACCGGTTCAGGTCGCCGGCTTCGCTGTGCGCCCAAAATGCGCACACCTGCCACCCGGTCCCGTTGTAGCAGTGGCCGCGCATGCCTGGATACACGCCCGCGCTGTCGGCTGGTCCTGTAGGTCCCGGTGTCTTTGTAATAATCCCCGGCTTTGAAACGTGCATGGTTCAGTCCTCCGGTGTCTGCTTCACGGTGTACCGAAAAATATTCGCCTCGTTGTAGTGGTGGAACACGGACCCCACGGCGCCCCGTTCCTGCACGGTCAGCCACCCGTCCACCGACTTGTACTGTTCGGGGTTTTCGTGGGTGTAGGTGTCGCCTTGCGTGTCAGTGACCGTCAGTATCTGGCCCATTAGTTCCCCACCTTTCGGTTCGAACCGCTGAACATGTCCGCCTGGCTGCAGGTGCTGAAATGTGAAACGAACACGGCCTCGGTGCGTTCCACCTCCACCCTGCCGTCCCCGTCCGAACGGCTCACCCGGTACGTGGGCGCGGACGGGTCCAGCGGGATCCGCTTTCCGTCCACGGTCACGCCCCACACTATCGGCCGGCCGCAGCCTTTGCAGGCGGACCGGGGAAGGTTGCCGGCGCTCACTTGGGCATGGCTTTCAGCATGGAACGCATAACCCGCTTCCGGTATTCGATCGCTGTCACACCATCGAAAAGCCTGCGCTGAATATCGCGCGACACCTTGGCCATGGTGTCAAAGTACGCCATGGCGTTCCGGTCCCCGCTTATCGCCAGGTCCGCCATTAGTTCGCGTGCGCAGTGGACCGCCACGGCCAGGTGCGTGGCGTCCTTCACCACGTCCAGCCCCACCACCGCCACGTCACCCACCGCAGGCGCACCCGCCGGCGTGGTCCCCACCTTGCTGCTGTTCGTCCGCTTTCCCATTGTCCGCCCCTTTCGCCTTGTCGAATATCGGGCAGGTGCAGCCAGGCGCCATACAGCGCCCAGGGTTCAGCCTGCCGTCCCTGTTTTCCGTTTCGTGGATCACGTCACTGTGTCCGCAGTTGCACCACGTGGTCGCGGTCATGGCTTCACCCCGCGGAACACCCGCAGCACCCGCCCTTTCGGGCCGTCCTTCACCACCACCGTGTCGGGCTTCAACCGCGGGTCGTGTTCGACCGTGATATTCACGCCGCCCACGTTCACCCGTTCCGCGAACCTGGACCGCTTGCTGTGCTTCGCTATCGCCAGGTGCGCCTCGTATTGCTTTTTGTGGTCCACGGTCAGCCCCTCTCCCCGTCACGGATCGCGGCCAGGCGCTGGTCCGCCTTGTACGCCATGGCCTGGCCGCGGTGTTCGTGGCACAGGCCGCCGCGCACGGCGTCATTCCCGCACTGCCTGGTCGTTTCGCCTGCACCTTTGCACGTGGAACAGCGCACCTCGGGACACTCGCACAGCGTGGCAGGCTTACCAGGGCAGCCGTCCTCGTGCTGGATCACAGCACCGTCCCCGCCGCAGGTCCTGCATGGGTGGTCCACTTGGGCGCTGCACTGGGCCGGCGGGTTGATCGGTGGGCCTCCCATCAGTGCGCCTCCCCGAACTTGGGCACCTTGTGGACCGCGTTCGGGATCACCACCACCACGGGGTTGGCTGCCCACTGCTCGGCCGGGTCCTGGTGGAGTTCGTCCCACAGTTGTCGGTACCACAGCAGGCGGCACAGGTGCCGTGCCATTTTCCCGCGCACCTCTTTGTACAGCGGCGCGCCCTCGGCCAGCAGGCCGGCGTCCGTTATGTCCTGCAGGCGTTCCTGGCGCGGGTTCGCGTACACGCTGGTCCACAGCGTGGCCTGCTTCGCGGACCCGTACCGGCCGCGCTTGCGCCACAGCATGTCGCCCTTTTTCAGTTTCATCCAGTCGGGGTTTAGTCGGCGGGTTTCAACCTTGCGGCCGTCACGCACGGCCGCGGCCATGTCGTCCCGGTACATAATCGGGTAGGTCCTGAACATGACCACCCGCAGCGTGCGGCTTTTCTTTTCTCGTTTCACAGCAGGGCCTCCTGTATTGGGTCGGCTTCTCTCTCTACCACCTGCACCGGCGCCGCCTGGACGGGGACCGGCTGGACCTCCACCGGCTGCGGCTGGGCTTCCGGTTCACCGCGCAGCACGTAGAACACGTGGTGCTTTCCGTCCACCGTGTCCACCCTTGCCCGGTATATGTCGAACCGCAGGCGGTCCAGGTCTGAAATGCGGGCCGACAAGTTCGTGACCACCTGCGGCAGTACCGCATAGGCTTCCAGTTGCGACAGGCCCTGCGGGTGGGTCCGCAGGTACGCCAGCACCATCGCGGTCTGTGTCATGGCTGGGCCTCGGTCGGGTCCTCCACGTACGCGGCGCGGGCCGCTTCGCTGGGTTCGAACACGGACACCCCGGGCGCGCCAGGCTGGGCGCCGCGGCGGTCCGCCCCGGTCAGTGACACCATGTCGCACCGTTCGTTCAGGCGTGAAATGGTGCGCGGGTTGAACCCCAGGCCCTTTAACTGGTCCAGGTTGCAGTTGCTGGAAATGTAGGTTTTGCGGCGCAGGACGTACCGTTCCCGCACCACCTCGTACAGCACGTGGTCCTCGTCCTCGCTGGGCTTTTCTTCGCGCTTGGACCCGAACACGTCATCAATGAAAAGCGCCACCGGTCGCGCGAACTCCTGCACGATTTGTTCCTCGGATCGGTACGCCGGCGGCTTGTACGCGGCGCGCATGCTGCGCGTCATGGTGTGATAGTCCACGAACCGCAACCGGCGCTCACCCGTGCGCAGGTGTTCGTTCAACAGCGCGTAAAGGAAGTGGGTTTTTCCCGTACCGATTGGACCGGTGACCACCTGGCCGCGGTCCATGAACCGCTGCCAGTCGGCGGCCGTGTACTCGGAAAAATCGGCGGGCTGGGCGGTCATGTAGTTCACCGGGATCCCGAACGCCTTTTTCAGGCGGCGGTGACCGCACGCCGTACAAAAGCACCACCCGGGCGTGTTCCCAAAATACCCGCCAGGCGCGCCCTGAAAACCGTCATCGGGTGCGCGGTAGAACTCCCCACAATCATCGCATGCCCGCGGCTTGTTGTAGTTCCTGCCGGCCACCTTGATAAAGTCCACCACTGCCGGGCACTTTATCAGGTCGGCCACCTGCTGGGCGTGTTCTAACGTCCCAGCCTCCACCGTTCCGTATTCCATGCTGTCCCCTTTCCGATTTAACTGAACCGCTGCACCAGGTCCTCGGGTAACACGGCCCCGTTGTCCGCTTCATAACGTGGCCACCCCTTCAACCGGTACACCTTCCCTTCGTGCTGCCATATCCGCGGTGGGTTCAATGGTACCTCCCCCGCCTTCCGTTTTGCTGGTGTCGTTTCGGCCTGCAGTGCCGCGATCCTGGCTGCCTGGCTGACCAGCCCGCACAGGGACGAACTGACGCGCCGGTAGAACTGGTCCCCGCAGGACATGGCAAACGTCACCAGGTCCCGGGCCTTTCCTTCGCCGTACGTGGCCAGCAGGCGCTTCACGGCCAGCATGTCCTTCGCGCCGCCGTGGGCGTATTTGACGCCGAACTTTTGCTGGTACTGTTCGCAGTACCAGGCCGTGAAGGCTGTAGGGTTCAGGGTGGGATTGGTCGGAAGGGGACCCGCTGGCGCAGCCGCGGCCTCTCGTTTATTGGATCTCGTTAATGTATCTAGTTCGTGTGACTGTGGGTCACCACCCTGGTGACTGTGGGGCACTGGTGGGGGTGACTGTGGGGCAGGGGTGGTGGTGGTAACCCGTGACTGTGTGTCATGGGTGCCATGCGACAAAAACCGATACTGGGACGTTTGACCAGGCCGGCGTTCCACCAGCAGGAAGGGCGGCTCGTGCGTTTCCAGTTCCTTGATAGCCCGCAGGACCGTCCGCACGTGGGTGGAGGTCAGCCGGGCCAGGCGGTCAGTACCAGGCCAGCACGGGCCACCGTCCCAGGCGTGGTACAGGATCGCCCCGACCGTGATTTTCGCATGCTCTGACAGGTCAGACTCTAGGACCTCGGACGGGATCGGGCCGAAAGTCCAGCCCTTGGGAACGGATAACGCGGCGTCTTTTTTCGGTTTCACTGGACCCCCTGAAAATAAAAAACCCCAGGACGCTTGAGGGTGGCACTGTTGCGAACAGGGCAAGGATTCAATCCCCGCCCTGCCGGCACCTTCCGGCGCCCAGCGCACCCCCCAAAAATCCCGGGGTTATTTTGACCGTTTCGCACGTAGGCCATGGCGAAAATATACCTCGCGGGCTTCGTGCGTGTAAATAAAAAAAGGCGGGCACCACGGAAAGGATCGGCGGCCGGCGCGGACACACCGGCAGGTACCCGCCATGCCGGAAAGCGTATCACGGGCACCCCAAAAAGAAAAGGCCCAGGCCACCCGGCCCGGGCCTTGACCACCTGCAGGATCACCCGCCGTCCTTTGGCGGCTTGGTCCCGTAAACCTTGGCCCTGAACTTGGCGTCCGTCAGCAGCAGGTGGGCCAGCCGCGGGCATACGTCCGCCCAGGTTTTCCCGTCCTGCAGTAGTTGCACAGCGACCGCCTTGTGCTGCTGCGGTCCCGTGAACGCGAACGTGGTGACGCCGCTGTGCGTGGGTGTAGTTCGTGCCATGTCAGTACCCCCCGGCGGGCTTGCCGCCGTTTTTGATTTCCGTGCGGCGCGTCACGCCGTCCGGTTTCAGCGTGGCGTACGCGGCCTCGCCCAGCAGCCCGCGCACGTGCAGCATAAGTTCGTCCACGTCCGCCACGGACACGCACAGGGCCAGCAGCGCCCGGTGACGGTCCACCAGGTCCTGTTCGTGCTTCGTGCGCAGCAGGGCCGTGAACATGTCCGCCAGGGTGCCGACAGCCGGTGCCAGCGACACCGTGTCCACCCGCAGCCCGTCCGTTTCCGTGAACTGCACAAAGTGGTCGGCCGCCCTGCTGATAAACAGCGCCGCGCAGTTGAAGCCCGCGCCGCGTGTTATCCGCAGGTTTTCCTGCCGGTCCTTTTCAGCCCAAAATTCGGCGGTCTTTTCAATCAGCATGCGGTGGACCAGGGTGTCCGTGGCTGGAGGCTTGCTGGTCCCGTTCGTGGGCTTGGCAGGCCCAGGCGCTGGGACCGCGGCCGCCGGCGCTGCAGGCGGCACCTGGACGGGTGGCGCTGCAGGCTTGGGCGCCGGCTTCGCGGCCGGTGGCGGTTCGGGCGTGGCTTCCGGCACCACGTCCTCGCCGTCCTCTGGCGGTTCGGACGTGCCCAGCAGGGTGCCCGTTATGTCCCGCACCTCTCGGATCGCCTTCCACGGGTGGCCGTCCTTCTCTCCCGTTTCCAGCGTGAACACGTACGATCGCCCGCGTTCGATCACCTGCGCCATGGCCAGCGAGCAGGCGTTCCGGTCGGGGTTGTTCCCGTAGTTGATTTTGGCCCGGTTCGGGGATTCCTTGCTGTCCCCTTCGAACACTATCAGGTGGTGCGGCTTGTGGTGCTGGTAGTTGTTCGTGTTCTCCCGGTTGTCCCAGTTGGCGATAACCTTTGCGACCTGTGTAGTTGCTCCCATGTCGGTCACCTCGCCACTGTCGAAATATCCTGGTAAATCACCAGGCCAGCCGCCAGCACGTTCGGCGTGCCGTCCGCGTTCGTGTTTCGCAGGCCGGCATTGACGGCCTTGCGGATTTTGCCCGGGCTGGGTTCGCACAGGCCGCGCGTCACCAGGTCGGGGTCCTTCACCTCGTATGTCCAGCGAACGGCCACGCCCTTGGTCTTTCCGGCGCTGTTCGCTGCGGCCGTGGCGGTCAGGGCTTCGCGTTCCGCCCGTTCCAGTTCGATTTTGGCCCGTTCGTCCGCTATCCGCTGGGCGGCTTCGCGGTCCGCGCGTTCCTTGTCCAGGCGGGCCTGTTCCGCCTGCTGCTGCTGTTCGGCCTGCAGTTGCAGGGCCAGCCGCTGGCTTTCGTCCGCCTTGGCGATCTCGGCTTCCTGCGCCCTGCGCTGGTCCGCCAGCCGCTGGGCCTCGGCCACCTGGCGGGCCGTTTCCTCGGCTTCGCGCTGGCGGCGTTCGGCGTCCTCCCGTTCCCGGGCGGCCCGCAGTTCGTTCTCAATGCGGACCTTTTCCAGGCGGGCTTCCTCGGCCTTGCGCAGGTTGTACGCCTGCACCTTGTTGTCCACGGCCGCCTTCGCGTTCGTGAACACCTGCGCGAAAGCCTTCTCCCGTTCCTTGGCGGCCGCCAGGAATATCTCGGCCTCCTGCGTGGCCGCCTTCCGAACCTCGGCCAGGCTGTCCACCGATTTTTTGCACGCCTTGGAAATGGCCAGGGCGTCCGTCAGGGTGGCGTTGTCCACGATCTGGATGTTCACTGCGTGCCGCAGGGCGTCCCGCTGCGCGGCCATAATCTCCGCGAACGTCACGTGGACCTGCTGCACGGCTGGGCTGGCGCTTGCCGGCAGCGCCGGCATGTCGGGCACCAGTTCCGTTGTTTTCTGCTGGGTGTCCATGCTGTATCCTTTCCGTTTTGTAAGTGTCCGCCTACGCGTTCCTATATACTCTCAAACGTTCAAACGGTCAAGCGTTCGGCCCGGCGTCACCTCCCCCGGCCAGCCACCGGTTCACGTTCTGCACGTGGTGGACCTCGGCCGCGAACTCGACCGTGCGCCACGTGTTGCGGCTGTTAAACGCAGCCGCCACAGCCCGGGCGTGGTCCTCTGTTCCGAATAGGAACGCGCGCCCGCTGGCGGCCGTCCATGTCCACTGGTCAAAACTGGAATACAGCGGCGCCTGGGTACACCAGTCCAGGCGCCGCACCACCCACGCCGCGCTCACTGCGCGGACACCGTGGGAAGGTTCACCAGGAAGTACCCGGCGCTGACGTACTCGCACCCGCGGCCGCCATTCTTGCGGGCCGGCTTCATGCACCGCCCCACGAACGCGTGGGCGTCAACCTGGACCACGTTCGTGACCTTGCTGCAGTCGCTGGCCTTTTTCAGGGCTTCCATAATGGCCGGCTTGCGGGGATCGGTGGACCGGACCGCCTTCCCCTTGGGCATGTCCTCGCACGTGTCGCACGCGTCCGCGCTGTGTTCCCTGTCATGGTGTCCACAGGGCAGCAGGCGCGGCGCCGTGTCCATGCCGTCCATGCGCTCGGCGGCCTGTTCCTTTCGCAGTTCAGCAAGGCGGGCGGCCACCAGGTCGGACCGGTTCAGCCGCATTACCGCGGACGCCGGCGGATTTTCGCGCACCCCGCCGGCCTTCTTTTCCTGGCGCAGGGTCTGCAGGTGTTCGGCCGCGAGTTCCCTGGCATACGCGGCGCACTTGGCCGACATGCGGGAGTCCTCTGCGGTCATGCCCACGTAGTCGGTGCGGCACTGGGTGGGGTCATGGACCACGTACAGCAGGGTCATGTCCTTTTTGCCGGTGGCGGCGCTGCGCTTCCACAGTTCCAGCGGGAACGTGGTGAAGCACCCCCAGCCGGGCAGCCCCAGGTCGTGGTTATAGAAAATTCCCTGCGGCTTGCGGGTTTCCTTCATGGCCTGCAGCGCGGCCTTCACAGTTTCATCGTATATCATGGTGTCCGCCTTTCGTGGTGTGTTCCTTCTACATGGAACATCGTACCTCCAAACGGTCAAACGGTCAAACTAATCCGCGGGACCCCTGAACGGCTGGCCAGGCGGCCGCGTGGATCCCCACTGTACCCGGGCGCACGGACACGGCACTCTGCAGGGCTGTCGTGCTTCCGAGTACCTCTTAAAGTTGGCACGCGAAATGCTTTGGGCACGTGACGGGGTTTCGACATGGTGGCGGCAGGTGGTCAAATATCAGTCATTGACAAGGGTTTTTCGGGGTTCGGACGCGCAGAAAGGGACCGAAAACACCCCCGGTTTTGCACGTGGCGGGGTGTCTTTTAGGCGTTCACAGGTGGGCTGGGACGCCTGGAAGGGAAGGCCGGAACACTGTTTTTTTGATCGGATAACTGTGCGAAAGTGACCACGCCAGAAAGTGTGCTAGGCACCGTTCCCCGCGGCCATTCCGTCCAGGTGCGACAGGTCCGGCGTCACAGGATGGTGGAACGCGTGCAGGCCGGTGTTCAATTCCCGCAGGAACGCCTCGGCCTTTTCCAGCGTGTCCACCTGGCTGGCCAGGGCGTCCACCTTGTAGGGGTCACCCATGGGCACGCCGTCCTCGCTGTACTGGGCCGTGATTAAAACCCGCCTTTGTTCCAGGCCGTCCGTATAGGGTTCTGTGGCCGTGACCGTCACCATACTGTCCCCCTAGTTCCTTTTCAGTACCTGCGCGAAAATCCGCACGTCCGTGACGTTGCTGGACAGTTGGGCCGTCCAGTTCGTGTTCGCCGTCGTTTGTTTGACCGGGCGCGGGAACGGAATAAACGTGGTGGAAAAACTGTTTGCGTTCGCCACCCACACACTGAACTGGACCGTTCCCGCCGTGGTGTCCCGTATGTCCACCCTGACGCTGGACCCGCTGGTGTTCGTCAGTAGCAGCCCGATAAGGTCATGGAATACGCCGGCACCACCTGCGGCAATAAGCGTGGTTTCGGCTGTGGTGGTCAGCGTTATATTCCCGTCAAGGTCCAGTTCGCGTGGCCCGAACGGTTCCGTGATAATGCGCCCGTTCAGGTCGGTGATTATGTCGGCCCGGTCCGCGTCCGCCACCTTGGTGCGGTTCGTGCTGCGGGCTTGGCCGCCTATTTTTATGGGCGCGTCCGCGTCCACGGCGTCATGGGCCACACTGCCAGTCACTAATACGTCGCCTTCCAGGTCTGTGGCGATAGGGACATAATCACCGTTCGCGCCTGCACGGGCCGTGTGGGTGGTGTTCACCACACCCAGGGCCATTACCCCTACGTCACCACTGCTGTGGGCGGCGTCCTCGGCCTTGCCCAGGTTCGTTGCACCAGTACCTGGCGTGATAGCCCCAGCGATACTGCCCACGTTCACCGCGGACTGGTCGGACGCTATGACCACTGGAATACTGGCGGCCATGGCTGCCTGTCCTATCAATTCCACTGGCGTGCCTGACGCTGTACGGCGCAGTGTCACACCCAGGCAATAGTGGGCGCCGGCGCCGCTGTCCAGGTCGTACACCCTGGCGGCCTGCAGGTTCGTTCCGTCATAGTAGCCGGACGCGGACCCGTTCGCGGGCAGCGCCGAACCGAACGCACCCCAGGGCGCACCCACGGCGCGGACAACAAGGGCATAGGCGTTTGACGCCGGCGCCGCGTTCGTCACCACTGGGCTGTTCGTCCCGTCCGTCAGTTGGAAATATCCGCGCCGGGTTGCAGCGTCCATGGTGGGCATGACGTTGCTGCCGTCAGTGATTGACACGAACCCGCGGCGCGCCACCGTGTCCATGGTGGGCATGTAGTTGCTGCCGTCCGTCAATCGGACCAGCCAGGCGCTGGCCGGCGCCGCTGCAGTGCCCTGGTTCGCGGTGACAGTGCCCGACACCGTGACCGAACCGGACACCGGGACCGCGCTCTGGTCACTGGCCAGGACCACGGCAAGGCTGCCCGCCATGACCTTTTGGCCCAGGGTGGCCGGCAGTTGCGGTGTGTCCACGGTCAGGCTGCCCGCGTTATCCGATACAGGCTGGGCCGTGGTGCCAGTTGGATCCACTCGCAGGGGTGCGCTGGCGGTACCGGCCTCGGTGCCGCCACCGGCGCCAGTGAAACGCAGGTTCGCGCCCAGCACCCACTGATTCCCCACCCCGCTGTCGAGGTCAAACACCCGGGCGCCCTGCATGGCCGTGCCGTCACTGAACCCAGCCGCAAACCCCGCGGACGGAAAGCCCGTGGCAAAGTCTGCAGGCCCGCCCGATATACGCACCACCAGCCCCCACGCTGTGGTCAGTGGCGTGCTGTCGTTCACCGCTGGCGCGTTCGTTCCGTCCGTCAGGTACACGGGCCAGGCGTCCGCCTCGGCTGCTGGATCGCCCTGGTCCACCGTTCCACTAATCGGCAGTCCGGCCATGTCGCTGGCGAACACCACCGATAGGCTGGCGGCCGACAGTTGCGAACCCAGGGACGCGGGTAGTTGCGCGGCAGCCTTCACGTTCACCCATGCGCCGTTCGTGGTGTCGCCGCGGGCACGGTTCCACTGGCTTGTCCCAGGGTCCCACAGGTAGTTGAACCCCAGCACGGCCATGGCGTTCGGGCTGCCCAGGCTGTCACCAGGTGCGCCCAGCACCCACACGTCCGTGCCGTCATTTCCGAACAGTGTGACACATAGGCAGTTCACGCCCGTGGCACGTATCCTGAACCAGGTGCTGTTGTCGGTTTGCCAGCCATGCAGCCGGGTGTTCACATACAGGCCCTGCTTTGTTCCGTTGTCCAGCAGGTCCCCGTTGCCCAGTCCAGCCTGAACTCGCTGCCAATATCCGTCCGTTTCGTTCCACACCAGCGTGCGGCCGTTCGTGCGCTGGCCGCTTTCGGTGCCGTTGTCCTCACTGTCCGCACTGGCCACCGCCAGCCGGATCCGTTCCCAGGCGCTCGAGGCTGTGTTCCACCCGTACCCGCGGCTGTTCACCTGCAGGCCGAACGCGGTCCCCACGTCCTCGGTGTCACTGTCGCCAGCGTAAAGGGTGCCCAGGCGGTCAGGGTTCACGGGGTCGGTTATGACCGACATGACGTTGCCGGCGATTTCAGCAGGTGGCATGCCCGACACGATCACGGTGGGCGGCGCAGCGAACGCCACCAGCAGCGCATGCGCGGCGTCCGTGTATAGGTCCTCCCAATAGCCGGTGGAAACGTTGAAGCCCTTGGCCAGGGCTTGGGTGGTGTTTTGCTTAAATCCCACGGTTAATACCTCACAAAGATTCCGGCGCCGGCGTACATGCGCCAGGCTTCAAAGGGAAGGCCCAGCCGCGGGCAGGTCCCCACGGACGCGGTGATAGCGTTCAGGACAGGCAGGCGGGCGTCCAGGCCCAGCATGGGACCGGCCGTGGCCGCGCCAGTTTCCAGGCCGAACCGTTTCCAATAGGCCACGCGGAACGCTGCGAAAGGTTTCAGGCCGGACGGCTCGGACAGCAGGACCAGGGCGCCGGCCTTGGGTATCAGGCACAGGCCCCACTGCGGCACGTGCAGGGTGCCGTCAGGGTCCACGCTCGGGTTACTCTCGGGCGGCTTGGTCACCGTGACCGGCTTGCCTTCCTTGGTCACGTACACCACGCGGTCCTTGTAGAACGTCACAGGGTGGTCCACCGTCACGGGCGCGCTAGGGGTCCCGCCTGGTCCACCAGGTCCCGGCTTGGTCAGCCAGGCCCACGCGAACAGCAGGGTGGTGGCCAGCAGGACCAGGACCCCCACGCGGCCGGCGGGGTTCAGTTTCGCCCAGTACCAGGTCGCCCCGGTACGGATCACGCGCCACAGCCAGCCAAAGAAGGCCAGCACCGCCTGCAGGATCGTGTCAAGGGTTCGCACGGGTCGCCGCCTTTCCTTCAATCCACGCACAAATTGCACGGATAACCGGGTCAAAGTATTTCCGTGCCGCCCAGTACAGGCACGCCAGGCCCAGGTGGGCCACGGTCCACAGGTTGTCATGCTTCCAGGCCAGCGCGAACGCAAGGGCCACCCACACCGCCGCCATGCACGGGGTGTCGATAAACAGCAGTTTCGCCGGGCGGTACAGGATCGCCAGCAGCGTACCCCGTACCCCGTCCCCGAAAATAGGCTCGTAGGTTTCCGGCTTGCGTTCGCAATTCATGGCATGCCCTCGTTCAGTGTCGCTGGATTTCGGCGCGGACCGCTTCGATCAACCGGCCCAGCACGTCAGGGTCCACGCCCTTGCACTTTTCCCCGTCCGACACGCCAGCGTCCAGCAGGTCCTCGGCCTGGCCCAGGTACTGCAGCGCCTCGGTGCGCCGCGCGTCCGTGGCCACCTTTTCACTGTAGGCCCAGTCCCCGCCCGCGTCCCGTTTCCCGACCAGGCTGCAGGCGTGGTTCCACAGGTAAATCGCCTGGCACAGCCGGCCCGGGTGGACGGCAGCGGCGGCCTTGTAGTCGCCGGCCTTTTTCAGGGCCTGCGCCTTTTCCACGGCAACCGGATCCCACGCGAACGCGGGCACGGTGACCGCCACGAACACCATGGCCAGCACCAGCACCGAAAACAGCAGCAGTTTCTTTTTCACAGCGTCCTCCTTTTATTCGTGGCCCGCGTTCACCGCGGCACACAGCATCATCAATTCGGCGGCCAGGTTGCGCACCCGCTGCCAGTATTCCAGCGAACTCACCACGGACACCGGCCGGGTGAAGGCCAGGCCGCCGCATTTCCACCGCCTGGTGGTCCGTTCCAGGTTCCCACCGTCCTCGGCCAGCAGCCGGCAGTACCACAGGGTGGCCAGCAGGGTGCCCACCTCGGGGTGCTGGGACAGGAAGGCCAGCCAGTCGCGGGCCTCTGGCGTCAGACACCGCGGGGTCCGGCTGCGGCACCCCTTGCGGCGCACGCTCTCGATCCACCCCTGCGCCCGCAGTTCGCACAGGTGGACCTCGTTATGGGCGCCCAGGTAGTCCTTGTTCTGCTTCACCCGCGCCTGCCACTTGCGAACCTGTAGGCTGCTTTCGCACACCGCCACCCCTGCCACGTGGCACGCTATCTCGAGGCGGCCTGCGGTCCCGGCCCACAGCGCGCTGGCCAGTTCGTCCGCCTGCGCCTGGCCCATGGTGGGGTTGTACCGCTTGGCCCAGGTACCGAACCCCTGGCGGAAAGCCTCGTACTGGGTGACCTCCACCTGCTGCCGGCAGCCAGCCGTGGACAGCAGCATCAGCAGCAGGCCGGCGGCCGTGGCGGGTTTCATTTCGCGCCGTACATTTCGAACCGGTCAAAGATTTCCAGCCCGCTGCCCTTTATCACTCCCTGCACCTTTGACGTGTAGGCGGGGTCGGTGGCGTACGCCTTGCCCGGCCGCAGGATATAGGCCAGGTAGTCCTCGTCCCGCGCGGGGTAGAACTTGGCGAACGCCGGGTGGACCCGCCGGCACAGGTCCAGGTACTGCTCGAACTGGCCGCGCATGGTGGTATCCATGAAAAAGAAGGCCGGCACGTTCACCCAATGGCCGTCCAGGTATTCCTTGGTCATGCGCTGCACCGCTTTGCCAGCGTCCACGTCCTGCTTCCGCGCCTTGATACCGAACAGCACGGTCGACCGGCCCCACCCGCTTTCCAGCAGGCCCTGGCCCATGGACGGGGACAGCGGGATCCGCGCCGGCCGCAGGACCTCCACCGCACAACAGACGAACTCGGCCACCCACTGCGCCGGGGTCATGTTCCAGGCGGCGCCAGTGTCCGGCCGGCAGTGCGCCAGGATCGCCTCGCACGCCGGGCGGTGCGCGTCAGTGATAGCGCGGTCCCGGCGTTTCAGTGCGGCAAAGTCCAGCGGTTCCATTAAATGGTGACCTCTATCCCGTCCAGGTGCCAGGACCCGTCCAGGTTCGCCGTGCCCGCGCCGCTGAAAAACAGTTGCGCGATTTCCGCGGCTTCCAGGCACAGGCTGTTGTGGGCACCCAGCGCGGCTTGGATGTTGTTCGCGTTCCCGGCGTCATTGCTGCTTTTGTTTTTGCTTTCCAGCAGGTCCAGGTGGCCCTGGCCGGCGGCGTTGTACACGCCCGGCACGGCCTCGCCCGGGAAATCGTACGTGCTGCTGGTCAGCGAACGGCGCAGGAGGGTCATATCGCCCAGGCGGAGTTCCATGACCTTTGCCCCACCGGTGACGGCCAGGCGGCCCTGAACTCGGAAACTGGTGATGATCCACCGCGTGCCCGCGGGGACCGTGCCCAGGGTGGCCGTGGCGCTGGCGCCGGACCAGGTGCCGCTGGCCAGTTTTTTTGTGACGAACGTACTCATTAGGAAGCCTCCTTGTGCATCATCAGGAACGGACCGCCGCGCAGCAGTTGCAGCGCGTGCGTCAGTGCCATGAACTCACCCCACACTATGTCGCCATATTTTGGCGCGAATTGTTCCCCGCTGCTGTTTTCCTCGTACCCGTTTATCCATGCCTTCTCTTTGAACACTAGGGCCAGCGGGCCGGCCACCGCCTGCACGTTTGTCGCCGGCCCGTACACGTTGGCCCCTACCGTTATGTCGCCCAGCACTATCAGTTCGCCGTTCGTGTCCCAGTCGCTGCTGTCTATGACCTGCGGAGCGCCTGCACCGTTCGACAGGGTGTCTTTCAGGTGGTCCAGGTCGTCCTTTATCCTGCCGAACAGTTGCGCCGTTATAGGCGCGTCCGGCAGGACACAGGCGGGCGTCAGGGTCACAAAGGGCACGGGTTAGCCTGCGGCCGGATCGGGCGCCGGCGCGGTGGCCTTCTCCGCGTCAGGGTTGGCGGTGCCGGGCGCGGGAGGCTGGGTGGGAAAGGGGACCACACCGGCCGGCTGCGGCAGGGCCACCACTGCGTGGACCGCCACCACGTCCCGCAGGGTGGGGTAGTTGCAGGCCACCTTCACGCCCACCTGGACGCGTTCCACCACTGGCTTGCCGTTCTCTCCATGCTTTCCGGCCACCTGGCGGTCGGCCACCATGGGGATCAGTTGCTGGAAATGCGGGCACCGTTTCCCGCACCCGTTGTCGTCCGACAGTATCATCGTCTGCCGGGTGTACGGGCACCCCACGGCCTGCTGGATCGCCGCGGTGTCGTGCTTGGTCGGATCGTACTGCTGCGCGCTTAACTGCCGTTCTTGGCTCATTAAAACCCCTCCGCTTGAATTAGCGGCACCACCATGTCGAGGTCCAGGCCGGTCAGGGTCAGGTTCCCGTCAAAAGTCGCGCTCGCTTGGAACTTCGTTTCCGGCCACCAGTTCAGCGTGGCCGCACCGCTTAAAAGGTCCCCGCCGTTGAAACTGGTGTCACCGGTCACCGTCAGGTCACCGTACACGGACAGGTCCGCGCTGTTCACGTCCTGCGGCGCCGCGGCGCCGTCCGTCAGCGTAGCCTTCAACCAGTCGAGGTCCTCTTTGATGTACGTCATCAGCGTGGTGGATACCGGGCTGTCCACGTCCACCATTAAAGAGGGTATCACAGTAAATGGCATGGCTTCCACCTTTCAGGGCGTGACGTAGTAACCGTCCTCGCCGTTGCTCATGTGTCCCACCGTGCAGGCCACGATCTCGTTGGACAAAAACGCGTACAGGCGCTGCGTTTCCGTGGCCGCCAGGTAGTCGGGATAGTTGGCCGGGGTTATTGCACCGTACCGCCGGTCGATATTGAACTCGGTGGCCAGCAGGGTCATGGCCACGGTGCCGCGCTGAAAGTCTATATTTTTGGCCGTGACCTCGCACAGTTTCGAAAGGATACCCCGCCGGCCGGTGCGCAGGTCCGGCAGCGCCCGGTGCGACAGGATCACGTTTTCGCCCACGCCCACCAGGTGGGATCCGTAGAACGCGCTGACCTGGATTTCAGGCGCCGGCGTGCTGAACCGTTTGAAAATGTTCCCCACGGTGCGCAGGTTGACAATATCGGCCCGCAGGTCGGACCGGACGCCGCGCTGCTCGTACACCAGCGGCGCCACCTCATCAAACTTTTCCTGGCTGGTGCTGTTCTCGTACAGTTCGATCGTGCCGAACTGGTCCACGATCGGGTCGTGGTCGTATTTGATCTCGAGTTCGTTAAAGAAGGCCCGCCCGGTGCTGTAGTTGCCGGTGAACTTGGGCGTGCCGACAATGGCGGATTCGTCCAGGGTGGGGGTGCCCACCGTGGGCAGCGGCACGCTGTACAGGTGGACCGACAGTTTCCCCTCGTTCGTGACAACCGGGTAGGCGTTGATGGCTTTATAAATATTTTCTTCCAGCCACCCCTTCGCCTCGGTCTTGTCCTGCTGCCAGAAGCGGAACTGCATGGTGTAAATCCACCGGTCGCGCTGATTTTCGAACGCGGCCACCTCTACCAGGTCCACGGGGATCCCCACGCCCTGGCTGGCCGGCAGTACGTCATAGGCGCCGTTGGTGCCCAGCCCCGTGCTGGTCAGGACCTGCAGGGCCAGGTCCAGCGGGTTCCCTTCCAGTCGCACAAAGTTGACCACCTCGGCGTCCAGGTCGTGATTCGTGGGCACGGTCCCCAGTTCCCCTCGCACGCACCCGGCAAAGTCCCAGTAGGTGGGGAACGCCACGAGGCTTGTGTAACTAATAACCTCGTCATCGATCCGAATATAGTTGCGCGCCCCGTACCCGTCCCCCAGGTCGGTGGACGCGGCGAACCCCTGCACGCTGTACACGGGCGCCGTGGTCTGCGTGGCGGACATGGCGATAGCCAGGGCCGTTGCCGCGGTGAACACCTGGTCCTTGGCAGTGCGCAGCAGGTCCGCGAGTTCGAACTGAAAGCCCACGCCGTCCGCGGTCATAGTGACCTCGCGCAGGATTCCACGGTACAGCGGGAAAAACTGGTACTCGGGCACGTCCTGATACCCGGCCCATATTGTCACGAGGCGGTTTTTCATGGTGTAGGACGCCACCAGGGTCGTGACCGCGCCCGCCTTGTCCTGCAGGACGAACGTCAGCCCGCCGATCGAACTTTTGCCGGCGTACGGGGTGACCTGGTTTTGGTATGACTGGGGTAGTTGCAGGATATGCGCGCGCTGCTTCGTGGGTGATTTAATCGCCCCGCTTGCGTACTCGGTGGCCAGGGCCTGCCGGTTGAACGTGGGGTCCCCGTCACCGATTGGACCGAACACCACGTAGTACACCGGGCGCTTTTGCCCGCGGGACGTGGCGGTGACGTATTGAACGGGGACATTTTGCAGGGTCACGGCACGTACTCCCGAACGGTCTGGACCCAGTTGAACCGTTCGCGGCGCGGGTTCGACATGTTCAGGCCCAGGTCCTGCCCTTCCATTTCCAGGGCATAGAAAAAGTACAGGGACCGCACTATGTCGTACACCTCGGCGTCAAAGCGCAGCGGGCTGGCCAGCGTCAGGATCGGGCCGGACGCGTTCGGGGTGACGGTCGTGACCTCCACCACCTGGCGGGCGCTGCGGTCCGCCTTTTGAATCACCACGGTCCGCCCGGCCGTCACGTTGCCGCCGCCGCCGGTGATATTTAGGTACAGGTTCAGCGTGGTCGACCCGGCCCGGGCCAGGGTGCGGACCTTGTGGAACGCGTGGTCGTTCTCCTGCACCAGCAGGCCGAACGGCTGGCCCAGCCTGGCGTACTCGTACCAGTTCTGCGCCTGTTCCCAATAATCGCGGCCTTCCAGGGCCGACACCGTGAACCCCAGGCGGTCCTTCCAGCCGTACGTCAGCACCTCGGCGTGCCCGTTCGCGCTTTCGTTTTTGTTGGTCAGGGTCCGCGGGGTCAGGTCAAACGTGGTCACGCGCCGCGTGCCAAAGTCTATTTCCGCGAACTGGTACCAGTCGCCCAGGTTCAGGTCCAGGGTGGGGGTGCGGTGCGCCAGGTACGCGTACGCGGACGTGTCGCCGGCGCTGCTTATTCTCTGGCTTATTTGCAGGGAGTATTGGACCGGGAACGGCACGGCCACGTATGGGCTGGTGGTGTACTCGGTCGTGTCGGTGGCCAGGTCCAGCGTCACCGGGAACATGCCCTCGGTGGCGTCCCTAAAGTTCACCACGCGGCCGGCCACGCCGGACACCTTCACCGCGTTGTGGCGGTACAAGCGCACCTCGTCAAAGTACCCGAACCCCTCGGCTGTGGACCCGTACACGTCCGCCTGCAGTTTCAGGTCGGTGACGTAGGACCCCGCGGCGGCCGTCCAGGTGAAGGCCCCCAGGCCGTCCGCGTCCACGGCCATGCTGACCGCGGTGCCGACACGCTGGATCCTGAACCGGTGCCAGCCCAGGCTGCGCGCCTTCGTACTGTCCACAAAGTTGTCCTCGGTGTACACGCCGGATGCGTTCGCGCAGTAGTTGACGGTGCTGACGGAGTTGCGCACGCCCATCTGGAAAAACTTGCCGTCACTCAATTTTATTTTGAAAAAGGGACCGGGCAGCACGGCGTCCATGGTGTCGTAAAACCACACCTCGGCCACCGGGTTTTCCACGTCCGCGTCCGTGGACGCCTTCCACAGGATCGGGGTGGACATGCCGGCCAGCAGCAGGGACCGGATCCCCACTTTGGCTTGCTGGCCCGTGTTCCGCGCCACGCCCTGCAGGGCCACCCAGCCCTGCGCGGCCACAAAGTTGTCGTTCTCAAACGTTTCCGCGAACAGTACGCCGTCACGGATTTTCTGGCAGTAGTTGAGGAGGCTTTTCACGGTGTGCCCTTTCAGGCCGGCCCGACAGCGGGCGCCAGGTATTTGGCGCTGCTGGCGTTCAGTTGCACGTCCCCGGTGGTGACGCGTTCGGACAGGCGCAGGGCCAGCCTGTCAATGAAGGCCGGCTCGCCCACGTAGTCGCCCTGGATATTCACGTTGATCGTGGTCAGTTGCCGGCGGTCCTCGGACACGGCCGCGCCGGACCCCGCGCCGGACCCCTCACTGGCGCCAGTTGCCCCCCCTGTGTCGCCGGCCCCGGGACCCCCCGCGCGGATCGCGCCGGCGGCCGCGGACCCCAGGCCCTGGACCACCCCAGCGGCCGCGATATAGGCGGCGGCCACCACGGGGTTCTTGAAATTCTCTGCGGCTTTCATCAGCAGGTAGGAACTGATAGCGGTCGCCGCGGCCTCGACCGTGGCGGCCATGGTGGACCGCCAGGAGAAAATAATCCGCTTGTCGGCGTTCTCGAACCCGGCGGCCAGCACGTTTGACAGTTGGCGGAACTGTGCGGCCCGTTTCGTGTTCTCGGCCCGTTCCTTGGCGGACAGTGCCTTCACCGCCTCGCCCCGCTTTTCCAAAATGGCGATTTCCTGCAGGACCACCTCAATCCGTGCGGTGGCCGCGTCCACGGCCTGGCGGTCGCTGCCGGCCGACAGGTCCAGGTACGCCTGCTCCGCCTCGACCAGTTCCCCGCGCTTGACGCCTATGGCTTCCTCAATGGTGCCCAGGGTCATAAGGTCCGCGGCGCGCTGCAGCAGGATGAGTTGCTGCTGGCGGGCCAGTTCAGCGGCCAGGCTTTCGCCGGCGTTGTTCCGTTCCACCACAGCGGCCCGGGCCTCGGACAGGCCCAGGAGTTCCTTGTCCACGCGGGCCTGGCGTTCGCGCAGGTTGGTCAGCCCCTCGGTTATGGATTTTTCACGCTCTGCCGCGAACAGCACCGCGGCCTTGGCACGCCCGACCTTTTCTTCGCTGGCGCCCAGGGCTTCCAGGCGGGCCACCTCTTTGCGGGCGGCGTCCTCGGTGGTGCGGCTGGCTTCCAGTTCGCGCTGGCGCTCGACTATAAGTTCGGCCAGGCGCTGGCGTTCGTCCTTCATGCGGTCCAATTTTTTCGACCGTTCGCTGTTCTCGTTCCGCAGCCTGTTCGCCTGGTCAGTGGTCAGGGTGCCGTATTTTATACCGGCCTCGATAGCGTCCTCGGTGTCCGCGTACAGTTGGGCCATGCTGTCGGCTTGCTTGCGGACGTTCTCGGCGGCCTTCTTTGACGCGTCACTGATACGAGAAAAGACCAGGGCCACCAGGCTGCCGATAGTCAGGATAAGGCCCAGGGGACCCGCCAGGCGCGCGAACGCGGCCCCCACGGTGCCCACCCCTTCCACCAGGGCGCCGGCGCCGCGGCCCAGGTTGTCGAACGCGCCGGACGTGTAGGCGATTTCGCGGGTTATGGCCTGCAGGCTGGCGCGGGTGAGCGGGCGTTCGATCTGGCCGTATGCGGTGCTGGCCGATACCGTCATATTGGAAAAGGTGCGGGACGTGTTCGTGGCTTGCTTTTGGAGGTCCACGAACGCGGCGCTGGCCTGGTCGGACCCCTGCTTTTGATACAGTGAAAGGATCTCGGCTGTCAGTACCTGCATGCGTCACTCCCCAAGGTCACCGGCGTCAAGGTGGATCCCGCCACGGGCGGCGGCGTCCGCCTTCTTTTTCTGAACGGCGCGGTGCTGGGTCCACCCCACTATGGCGTGGACCTGGTGTTCCGTCAGGTCCATGGTGGACCTGGCACCGAACGGCGAAAGCCCGGGAAATTCTTGGGCAAGGGTCAGGGCGTTGTGGAGGTAGTAACCCTTGCCCGCAAAGAGTTTCCCAGTTCGTCCTCGGTCAGCGAAAACTCGGTGGCCTGCCGTTCCATGGCCGCGCCCACCTGGTCAAAGGGCACCAGGGTCACCTCGGCGGTGGTCTTGAACAGTCGCGGGCTGCCAGGGTGGGGACCGCTGCGCATGGAATAGAAGGCGGTCGTGGTCATAATGGCGATAGTCGCGGCGGACAGGGCGTCCTTGTGTTCGGCGCCGTTCTCCACCAGGACCCGGTACGCCTCGTTCGCGGACGCGTTGACGTGGATTCGTTCCTGGTATGTCAGCGGTGCCAGCCAGCACTCGACCGGCTGGCCCGCCAGTTCCATCGTGTAGGACACGGGCGCCTTGGTCAGTTTCGCCATGGCGTCCGCGTCCGGTGTCGCGGGCTGCTGCTTCGTTTCGTCCTTCATTTCGCCTCCTTGTTGGTCAGCGTGTCGGTGCTGTTACGGCGTGTACAGGGTGAACACTTCCCACACGTGGGTCGTGCTGGGGTCCTCGGTCACCGTGAAGGTGGTCGTCACAACGGTGAACCCGGTGTCCACCATCGACCCGTCCTTGAACACGGCCAGGTAGTTCAGCGTGGACGCGCCGCCGGCGGCCTCCCACGTTTCGGCTGACTGGTCCAGCGTCACCGTGTACGGTCCGACACCCGCGAACACCTTGTCCTCGGTGGTCTGGAAGCCAGCGAACGCGGACCCGCGGGCGCGCGTGTAAAGGATCTTCGCGCCGATAGGGAGGCGCATTAATTTCCCCTTGAACGCGAACGCCACCTTCGCGGGCGTGGTCAGGTCCTCGGTAACCGGCGCGCCCGAAAGCACGGCGGACGGGACGAACACGGACCCCACGATTTTCGTGCCGTCCGCGACACCCTTGTAGGTGGCCAGGATGGTCACAGGCTTCGACTGGGCCACGTCCAGCGTGACGATTTCGCCGGCCGGGTTCACGTCCATCAAGGCGGCGGCCAGTTGTTTCTGGTCCGACACCAGGACCTCCATGGCCACGTCCGCGTCCGTGAAGGACCCCACAACCAGCACAGCGTCATCCGACCCGAACTGGCCGTACGATTCGGCGGACCCGTTCGGCGTGATGTTCAGGGATTGAACCCACGGCAGTGTTTGCCGGCCGTGGCTGTACGACACCACGTCCACCGGCGTGCGCTTCCCTTTCGTGACGTCCATGGCTCTGCCTCCTTAAACTTGTTGCATTTCGTGCCAGTAAATCCTGGCGAAAATCCGGTAACGCTTGACCTGCGGCTGCACGTCCTCGTTCGCTATAAACGCCTCGTTCCAGGCGGCGCTCACCTCTGACGGGTGCCACAGGTAAAACCCGGTCCCGGTGGGCGGGTTCACAGTGTATCGCTTTATTTCGATCGCGGAAAGCCCGCTGCCGTCCTCGCCGGCGTTCTCGAGGCACCATTTCAACCGGTCGCGCATGTTTCGGGCTTCGGCGTCAGCGTCCCGGTTCGCGGCCGTCAGTTGGGCCATACAGTTGAACTCGATCTGTGTCTGTTCGATCTTTCCGCGGTACTGGGTGCCGCCGGCCGTGACCTGCAGGACCCGGCCCAGGGCCACCTCGCCCAGGCCGAACAGGGCGCCGTCCTGCATGCTGATAGACGGGAACTGCTGCACCTGGTGGTACTGGGCCTCTACGATCGGGACCGGCGCCAGGGCGGTTCGCAGGTACGCGGCCAGGCTTGCCAGCATGTTCCGCTTCCCGGTGGTGATAGTCAGGGCCACAGGTGTCATAGGTCAGGCGCTCCCGGGTCCAGGTCCTGCGGCTTGCCTTCCTCGACCGCCTTGGCCACCAGGGCCGCGGCCTTGTCAAACGTGCGGGCAAAGTACCGGTCGAACATGGGCACCGCGCCCTGCAGGGACCCGTACCCCTCGCGGAAAATGCCGGTCCGCTGTTCCAGTTCCAGGGCGTACTTTACGCCGTTGCCCAGGACGGTGCGGAACGGCTGGTCAAGGAAGGACCCCAGGGCCTTGCCCTCGGCGGCCGCGGTGCTGTCCCCCCCTTCGCTCACTGGTGCGTACCGCTGGTAGTTGTAGCCGGCAGCGTCAAGGAAGGGCGTCCACGCGTTCCAGAACCGGCCCGTGTCGACCCGGCTGTACCGGACCACGTGGGCCGCGATAACCATGGCGCTTTTCCTGTGCGCGATTTCGAACTGCGCCTGGAACACGGCCGACAGCCGCTGGTAGGCTTTCAACAGCCAGGGCGGGCCAAGGGTGAAGGACACTTTCAAACTGGCGCGGGCCATTATGCCTCGACCTTTCGCCAGGTGCAGTTCACCCACACCCGGCCGCCGCCACGGAACACCCGGCGCGGCTTGCCTACTAACTTGTAGCGCATGCCCTCAAAGTACAGCATGTCGCCCTCCTGCCCTGTCTTGTACTCTCGCACGTCCAGCAGGGTCAGGGTTTTTATGTCGCCAACCTGGAACAGCCCGCCACCGGTCAGCACCTCGGCCTGCGTGACGTTTGACACGATCGCCGTGGTGCCCAGGTTCGTGTCCAGCCGGAAGGCCGGCACGTCCACCCCCAGGTTCGGGTCCAGCGTGTACGCCGGCACCCAAGCGCTGAACCGCAGGACCGTGACCGGCTGGCCGTACAGCCCCACCATTTCCTGCCCGGCTTCGCCCAGGTTTTCGTGGTCCTGGTCCCGGTTCAGTGGATCCACGGTGTCACCGTTTCGGCGTGTAGTTGCCGCCAGGGTAGGGCGGGGTGGCCACGGCCACGGACGCCACCGTGCTGCGCTCCTGGCGGTTTCCGTAGTACGCCAGGCGCTCGGCCTCGGCCTGTTCCTTGTGGTGGGTGGCCAGGCCCATGTAGTGGTCGAACAGGGCGGCCTTGTCTGCGCTGGCGCCCTCGGCGGCGCTGTTGTACTGGGTGGAGTACCGGCTGGCCAGGCGCTCGTATCCCACTGACGCGCCATAGTGCCCCACCACGGACAGCAGCACCTGGTCCACCTGGCCGCGGGCCACCGCGTCCTGGCTGTTGACGCCCAGGCGTTCCAGCCCGTGGTCCCTGAACTTGTCGACCTCGGTGTCGCTGAAATACTGGTAATAGTACAGGGCCTGCGCGCTGGTGGGCGGGACCCCGGTCAGGGTGAACAGCCCCAGGGCCTTGCTGACCGTGAACCCCGTGGAAAGGTACCCAGCATCGTTGCGCTGCAGCAGTGGATCGGTGGGCGCGCCCTCGGCGGTCCCGACCATGTTTTTGTTCGCAGCGAACAGCGACAAGCGCACACCGTCACACTGGGCGGTCATGTCGTCCGGTGCTACCCGGTGGTCTGCAGGTCCATCGTTCAGGAAACTGCGGATCCTGTCCCGGTATGCGCTGTCGCTAATGCTCACGGCTTGTCCTTTTGGACGGTGACGGTTTTCAGTTCGTCCTCGCGCGCCTTGTCCGCCTTGTCCTTGGACAGGCGGTCACCCAGCCACTTTGCCAGCCAGGTGGCGGTGGCGTCCTTTGTGGACACCGTGTTCGTGGGCACCGACACGTCCGCGAGGGTTTTGACGCCCTGGTCGTCCAGTTCGACCTGGAAGGACGTGACGCCCTTTTGATACTCTCGGGCGCTCTTGATAGTTGCGCTAACTTTCGCCATGCGTCACCTCTTGGTTTTAATTGGACCGCGCGGCCAGCGTCAAGAATGTCACGCCGGTGGCCGTGTTCAACGTCAGACTGGAAACAGTGATACGCCAAAAACGGGCCAGGTTCGCACCTGCCGCGCTGGTCCACAGCGTGTTCAGGTCCGCCTCGGTGAAGGATTTCAGCGTGACAAACGACAGCCCATCGTTACTGATTTCCAGAACGGCGGCCATGGCGGTCACGCTGCCGTCCGCGATAGGCTGCACGCTGTACCAGGCACCGAACCCGCCGGCGATTAGTTGCGGGCCACTGTTTCCAGTGGTGGCGAAAGTTGGCTCCGCATACGAAAACGGCGGAATAGGCCGAACGATTAGGCCGCGCTCGGTCCCCAGTGGCGTGGACGCCTTACACCCCGGCGCGTACCAGCGGCTGTCGGAAGAATCGAACCCCAGCGCGAACGCATGCACGCCAAGGTGGGCGCGGCCGCCGTTAGGCTCTGTTTCGCTGTACCCGTACGTGCCCACGTCATTTCCGCCGGTGCCGAAAATGTTCACGTTCAGGCCACCGGCCCAGCCCACCAGGGCCTTTTGCGCAGGGGTCACCGGGTCCGCGATATTGACCGCGCCGCCGCCGCCACCACCGCCCACCGCCACGTTCACCAGCAGGTTGCCGTTGTCGTCCAGGTTGAAAAATCGGTCCTTAAACATGCGGTCCCCCTCTTACTTTCCGAATAGTACCTGCAGCAGTTTCACCAGGTCCCCGGCTTTTTCTATCCCGCCGCCCAGGACCAGGACCACGGCCAGCAGCAGAAGTTTGTTCAGGTTGCGGCCCGCCTTGTCCACGGTGTCCGCTGTCTTTGTGGCCAGGGCCAGGACGGTGGCCACCTTTTCGCGCTGGTGGCCCTGTTCCGTTTCGATCGCCATAAATCGCCTCTCCTGTTCGGTCCTTCGCGCGATTATGTCCTGCATGTCCTCACCGCAGCCGCCGGCCATAGTTCGGTCCCTTGCTGGTGTCGTTTAGGCCAGCACTCGCACGTCACCGTGCAGGGCGGGCGTCATGGCTTGCGGTACCTTCACGGCCTTGCCTGCTGGCGCCGGCTTCACCCGGGACCACAGCGTGGCGGCATCCTGCTTGTGTTCGTTGTCGCGCCAGTACGTGTACGCGAACCCCTGCGCCTCGATCGTGGCTTTACGCGCCACCAGTTCGTCCTTCGACATGTCCGCCGGGATAATGTCCAGGCACAGGTTCACCACGTGGTACATGCGGGTCACCCGCACCGGCTGGCCGCGGCGGTCCAGTGGGAAGCCTTCGCGGGTGTATCGTTCGCTGAACGCCAGGAACGGGTGGCCGTAGTGCCGGCACACCTCCTGCGTGATTTGGTCCAGCCCGTCCACCACGCTGGCGTGGTCCTCGCCCTGGTGGGGGTCCGCCATGTCCTCCGCCTGGTCCGCGGCTGCCTCGGCCTCGGGTGTCTGGTTCGGGTCCATGTCCAGGTCCACGCCCTCGGGTCCCAGGTCCTGCAGGTCCTGCGGCAGGATCCCGCTTGTCTGCACCGCCTGGACCGTGCCCGCCGTGGATCGCGCCACCGCCTGGACCTTGCGGCCGGCGGGCTTCTCTTTTTTCGGCGCTTTCGGCTGGGCCTTTTGCTTCACGTTTTTCGCTTTCATGTCGCCTCCCTTTGATCGGGTCGGAAAAAGAAAAGGGCAGCGGCGGCAACAACCGCCGCCGCCCTTGTTCGGTGCGGCCCTGCTAACCCAAAAGGGTCAGGCGTGGCCCTGGTACCAGTAACGGGCATCACCCCAGAACATGGTCCAGCGCTCACGGACGCGGAAGATGTACTTGTCCAGTTTGAAGGATTCCCCCGCGCTGGGGTTCTCCTGCAGGACCTGCAGCCCCGTGCGGCGCTGGAACACCAGGGACCGGCTCTTGGCCTGTCCCACGTACCACGCGCTGTCGGGCAGCCAGCGGCACACCTGCACGTTGGCCATGCCCTTGATGGGGTTGTAGTCCACGGCTCGCGCGCTGGTGGTCGTGTCCGTGGCGGCGGGGTACCAGGCGGCGTTCATCAGTTGCGCGCCGTCATACTCCAAGTTGGTCGCCACGACCAGCGTGTCCGGCCGGACGCTCACCCGGTTGCCCAGGCTGTCCTTCATGTTCCGCAAGGCGGTGCGGGCGCCCTTGAAATTCGTCAGGTCAAGGGACTCGGCCGCGTTGGTCTTGTTCGTGCGGCGCGTGTTCGTGGCCGCGGCCACAAAGACGCTGGTGCTGCCGGCCGGGTCGGGGTCGCGGTACACGGGCGCGGGGACCTTCGTGTCCCCGAACGTGTAGGCGGCGCCGGACAGGAAGCCAGCGAACCAGATCTCCTTGACGGTCTGCATGTTCTCGCCCAGTTCGGACGACTTGCGCTGCACCTCGCCGGTCTGGTCGTCCTCGAACAGTTCGGTCTCGAACGCCAGGCGGCGGCCGAACTTCCGGTTCTTCACCACCACGTCCCAGGGCACGACCCGGCTGTCATCGAACTCACCGCCGGCGGGCACCTCCTTCGGGAGTTCCGCGCGGTTCGTCCAGGCGTACGGCTGGTACAGGCTGGTGCTGGACGTTTCGAGCATGATGTTCTGGTGGATCGTATCGGGCACCTCGTACCCGGTCTTGATGATTGTTTCCACGCCCAGGCGCAGCAGGGACGAAAACGCGGACTCGGCCACGCTTTCCTTCAGCAGCCCCTGTTCCTCGGCCTTCACGCAGGCTTCGCGCAGGCCGGACCAGTTGAAGGACGGGGACAGCATGCCCTCCAACAGTTGGGTGACCTCGGCTTCCCCGAACGCCTCCACCATGCGGCGGGTGTCCCTGCCGTGGCGCGGGTGGCGCGTGGCTTCCTGCAGGGCTTCCTTCAGTTGCTCGGTTTTCATGGCTCTTGCCTCTCTTTCAGCGGTACTGGTTTGTGTGTCGTTCTGCTCGGTTTAGGTTAGGCCGCGGCGGGGACCGTCCCCACCACGGCCGCCAGTTCCTTCGGTTAGGCGGTGGTCGGGTACTTCGCCACCACGTCCGCCAGGACCTTCACGCCGGTGCCACCGGCCAGGGCCACCATGGACGGGTCCATGGCAACGGTGGCGATTTTCGTGGTCATGCCGCCGGCGGTGTTCGTGACCGTCTGCGCGTCCGCGCCAATGTACAGCGCGTCCCCGGGGTTGTACGTGTCGCCCGCGGTGCTGTTGAACTTGAACTGCCCGCGCTGGCGCACGTTGATCGTGGGCAGGTAGTCCGTGCTGACCACGGACATGGGGGTCGTGTCCAGGCTCACACCCATGAAGCCGGCGCCGTTGGCGTCCAGCACGTAGGGCATGGCCGTCTTGGTGGTGGACTCCCAGTACACCAGGTCGCCGCTGTTGATCGGCGTGGCGGTCGGTCCCGGCGTATTGCTCTTTTGCAGAAACTCGTCCTTCATCAGGTTCGTGGCATTGATCTCGGTCATGGCTGTCGCCTCCTGTGCGATTTCGTCTTTCGTGTACTACCCTGCGCTGCGCCTCGGTGTTACTGAATCAGCCCCTGCTGGCGCAGCAGGTTCGAACCCGTCACGCCCTTCGCGGCCACCGTCCGCGCGCCGTTGTTGAACCGAACGCGCACGGCTTCCAAAAGGCTGGTGCCCAGTTCCTGGCGCTTGGCCTCCACAAAGGCGCGCTTGTCGTCCGCGCTTTTGCCCTTCATGGCCGGCAGCATCAGGTCCACCAGGCCGGCCGGGATATTGGCCTCGCGCAAAACAAGGCGGCTTTCCAGGTCGTCCTTCTCCTGGCGCAGGCTCTCCACCTGCGCCGGCACCTTGTCCTCCACGGGCGGGACCACGGGTGCCGCGGGCTTCGCGGCGTTCGGGTCCACCGTGGTGTCACTGGTGGCCACGGGTTCGGCCGGCTTCTCACCGGGAACGGGTGGGACCACGCCCGCGGGGTCCGCGGCGGTGGCGTATCGATCGGCCATGCGCTTGAACTCGCCGGCGCGCTGGGTGAACTCGGCCTTTTTGGTCGGGTCCTGTTCGGCCTCGGCCTGCTGGGTGCATCCCTCGGCGGCCTTCGCGTAACGCTCGGCGGCCTGCTTCATGGCGTTGCTCTTGTACGCCTGGTCCTCGGCTTCGCGGGCGGCCTTGGCTTCCGGCGCTTCGCCGTCCGCCTCGGCTGCGGCCTGCGGGATCACCGGGAGTTCGCCGGCGTCCGGCAGGTGGATGAGTTGGCCCTCGGTCCCCTCGGCCTCGGTCTGCATGCTGGCGGCTTGGTCCACCATGCGCGTCAGGTCCTTGAGCATGGGCACCTTGTCACCGGCCGCGGCTTCGATCTCGGCGGCCTTCGATTTCAGCGCCTGCAAAATTTCGCCCAATTTCATGCTGCCCCCCTCGTCCTCGGTCAGTTGGATAAATCGGCCACCACGCGCGGGCAGTGTCACCACGTCCGCGCTTTTCGCTTCCAGGATCCGCGTCACGTCTTTCCAGTCCTCGCCGTCATGCTGGCCCGGTGCGGTTTCGCCGCGGGCACAAATTGAAATGCCGGCCAGGTTTTGCCCGGGGTGCTTTTGCGCGAACGCGATGGACTCTTGTACCAGGGACCAGGCCCAGTCGAACGCCGGACCGGGCAGCACGCGCAGGGTGGCTTTCAGTGACGCGCCGTCCGCGTGTACGTCCTCGTAGTACCCGATGATGTCGCGCACGCTGCGCTCGGGCCTGTCGCTTTCCTCGGACACGCTGCTGTGGTCCGCGAACGCGGGCTTGCCTTCGAACGCAGAGGCGCCAGTGTCGATCGCGGTTTGGGTGTAGTAGTGACGGTCGCGCGGGTTGCCCTTGCCCACGGTCAGCAGGTCCACCAGGACCTTGCGGGCCTCGGGGTCCGTGACCTTGGCTTCACGCAGCGACACCATGTCCAGGTTGCCAAGGGATTCGCGTAGGGATGAAACGGAAGGACGGGCGCCGGCGGCGGCGCGGGCTGCGGCTTGTCGTTTTGCGATAAGGGCTGCAGGTGGCACGTGGGCCTCTGGAAAAAAATAGGGCCGCCAGGAGTTGGACCTGGCAGCCCTCGCGTTATGCGTTAGGCGTTCCGTTGGGTAACTATCTCACCTCGGGTACGGGTGTGTCAAGTGTGCGCAGCCGTTCGCCCCGCTGCCGCGGGTACATGGCGTCCAGGGCGCGCCTGTCGACCTTCGTTTCCACGGCCAGGTTCACCAGGCGGCCGTCCTGAAAATCGCCGTGAAACGTGGAATATTTGCCCTGTTTCGCCTTGGCCACCTCGCCCAGGACACGCAGGGCTTCATCCTCGGACAGCGGGTCCGGTACCAGGATCACGCCACACCCCCACGCCGGCCGAATGTAACTTTGGCCACCATTTCGCCCGGTTTCGCTTTGACCAGTTCCGCGGGGTTCGCGGGCTGAAAATTCGACACGCGCACGTCCTGTATCCGCACGCCGGACCGGTGCGCGGCTTCGCGTATCAGGTCCAGCACGCCAAGGAACGCGCCGGCAGCGTCATGGTTGTCCATGATGAGCGTGCCCAGGGTTTCGTCCTTCTGCAGCGCTTTGAACAGCAGGTCACCGGCCAAAGTTCACCCGCCCTTCGCGCAGGGCCTTGTCGAACTCCGCCGCGTGCTTCCCAGGATCGGGCGGCATGACAATGGCCAGGCGCTTCGTTATTTTTTCCACGTCCGGCTCGACACTAAAAAGCAGGTGGCCCTCGGTGGTCAGGCGCAGGTCCTGCACCAGGGCGTCCGCCCACGGGATCCGCTTGGCGTCCGCCTGTGCCTTCGCGGTGTAAATAAAGTCCGCCATGAAACGCGCCAGCCCGGGGTTCGCGTCAAAGTCTGCCAGGCGGCGCTTGTTCTCCTGCACCAGTTCGCGCGCCAGTTCAGCGTACGGGTTCGGCATGTTCTGTCCCTTCGTGGTGTTCGGTGTTCACCGTTTTTTCTTTTTGATTATTTCCAGCACCCGCGCCGCCACCAGGTCCGCCAGGCGGTTTTCCTCTCTCGTTTTCCTTTCGAGTTCAACCGCGGAACTAAACAGCGCCTCCGGTATTTGCCGTGTCCCGTGGCAATATGGGCAGGATTTCGGAGCCTTCTTTCCGCGGTGGTATCTAGGGCACGGTGCCCAGGTGGAAAAATTGAAATACGCCACCTATGCCCCCTTTTCGTACGGCGTCAGGTATTTATCCGCCCACGTGTCGAACTCCTGCGGGGTCTGCCACTTGCGGCCGCCTTCACCGTCAGGAATCGCCATGGCGTCCGCCACCGTTTCGGGCATGTCCTTCGCGTCAGGTCCCAGCAGGTCCTGCCATGTTTTCATTTTCGGGAGGCGCGTGCAGCGGCAGTTGGGGTGCGCAGGCTGGTCGAACACGTAACCCATGGCCTCGACCTCGGCCTGTGTTTTCCCGTTCAGGTCCCGGCACCGTTCGCACGTGCGGCTGTCGCCCTCGTACGCCACCCACACCAGGTCCTCGATTAGGTCCCGGTTTTGATCGTACACGAACTGCTGCGCCTGCCGGCTGGCCCGTATGATTTCGGTGCGCGCTATCATATCGGCCCGCCACTTGGCGCGGCTTATGTTCGGCCGCGATTTCAGGAACTCGCCGTCCTCCATGCCGACCAGGTTTTTGATTTTGTCGGCCGCGTCATAGGACCCCTCGCCGGCCATAATGCTGGCCGTGAGTTGCGTTTGAATATCCCGGGCCATGGCGTCATTTATGACACCGATACGCTGGCTGAACTGCGCGCCCTGCCACGGCGCCCCCACGTACGCGCGCACAAAAGGGTCGGGCGGCAGTTCGTAGTTGATGTCGATTTTCGGCGGGGTGGCTTCATCAATGGACCACGCGCCCATGTTGTACGCGCTGCGCCACGTGGTGGCCAGCGTGTCCTCGAGTCCGCGTGTCACGTTCACGTTCAGGCGCTGCAGGTGGTCGTAAATCATCTGGCGCGCCATGGCGTCCGCGTTCACCTTTTCCCACAGCGTCAGGCTGGGCGGCTGCCCGCGGAATACCCGGTCGTACATGGCCGACACGTCCCGCGCCATGTCGTCCCCGAACTGGTCGTACTGCTTCAACAGTTCGGACACCAGGCGGTCCTCCTGCCAGCGCAGGGACGCGGCCATGCGGTCCGTCATGCGCTGGATCGCGCGGACCTGCGAACGGGTGCGCAGTGGGATCCCGCCGGGGTTAAAGTTCGCGGCGGGGTCCGCCTCCTGCAGGTGTCCGTGGGGGTGGGTGCAGGCGTGCATGTTACAGCGTGGCCCCGGTCTTGTTCACGGCCCGGCGTTCCGCGTTCCCCGTGCCGCCCGTGGTCGGGCGCTTCGGCTTGCGCAGCACGTCCGGTACCTTGCTGGCGGCCTCGGGGTCCTGGTCCAGTTCGTCCGCACCAGGCACAGGCGGGTACAGGAAGGCGCCGGCCTTCTCTCTGTCCGCGGCTTCCTCTGCCGCTATGTCCGTCTGTTCCTTTTCGTAGTCGTAGTCGGTGACGTCCAGTTCCTTCGCCACCATGCTGGCCACGCGTTCCTTCGTGAACACACCCATGCGCCGCGCCTGGTCCAGCAGTTCGACCTTTTCTTTTTTGTTCTCGGGCGCGATTTCGGGGAACACCACCTCAAACGACAGGTCGGCCCCGGCCGCCAGGCGCCCGGCCTGCTGCGCGGTGGACAGGACCCGGCGCAGTATGTCGCGCAGCAGCCCTTCGAACCGCTTTTGCTCGGTCTGGAAAACCTTGGCCGCGGGTTCGGTGGCCGTGATCGCGTTGGCTCTGGTGCTGGCGTCCCCGATCCCCATGTATTCCTTCGGGATACCCATGCCCACGCACACCAGGTTCAGGATTTCGTCCCCGATAGGTGAACGCTGGCCGGCGGCCGCACCGTTGAACGCCACCAGCGTGCGTTCCTCTGCTTCGTTGTGGAAATACTCGGAGCCGGGCTGCGGCCACGTGGTGAACTGTTCCGCTATCCGGCGGACGTCCGTGTCGTCCCCTTTCACCTTGTGGTCCCACAGCCAGGCGGCCTCGCCCACCGCGCGGACGACCTTGTATTGGTAAAAATCCTTGAGCCACTTGAGCCAGCCCAGGACGGGGTACAGGTCCGAACGGCCGCGCTTTTCGTTCTCCTGCACGTTGGCCACCAGGTGCAGCACGGCGTCAGGTGGCAGCAGTTCGATGACGTACTCGGACACGGGCGCGGACCCGCCGGCGGCCTTTTCGGTCTTGATCTGGTACTGCGTGCTGTACTGCACCCAATAGCCGTACACCTCGGCAATATCCCGCGGGTTCGTTACGATCTCCCACACCGTGGAAGGGTCCACGGACCGGACGCCCAGGTACCCGGGCTTCACCTCGGCCGGCTGGATGAATAGTTCGCCGTTCACGATCCGCATGCGGCACCAGGTGTGCAGGCGTTCGTTCAGGCGTTCGCGTTCGATAAACTCGTCCGCCACGTCCTGCGCCAGTTCGTCCGCGCATTTCACCATGACACCGCCGCCGATTATGAAGGCGGCCTTCATGTCGACCAGGGCTTTCGCCACGGGGTTGTGGTTGTAGGCTTCGAACGCCTTCGCGTGCATGGCCCACATGTCGGACACGTACAGTTGGCGCGTGTAGGGACCCGGCGGCATGGGCAGGTATTCCCCGCTGGACAGGCCCGCGGACAGTTGCCCCCAGTCATCGTATGAGCCGGTCGTTTCGCGCATGGCTTCGCGCAGCCCTTCGTGCAGCGCCTCGACCTTTTTGAAATAGGCCGGCACGTCCACGCGGTCCAGGCGGACCGGGCGGAACGCCTCCACTACGCGGGCCTTGCTGCCCTTGCCTTCCACGTCCCGGCGCATTTCCAGCCAGCGCACCTCCTGCATGCGGGCGGTGACCTTTTCACCGGTAACGGGGTCCCTGAAATTGCTGCAGCCCTTGGGGGTCAGCATGGCGGGGTCGAATATCACCACGCGCCGGCCCTCGGCTTCCTGCAGTTCGCGCATGGCCTCGGCCTGGTAGTCCACCGGCGCCTTGCGGTTTACGATCACACCGGACACGTGCCGGCGTTTCGGTCCTGCGGGTTTCACGTCCGACAGTTTCAGGTTCTTCGTTACCATTTCCGCACCTTCACCTTTCGCCCGCCGCCGGTCATGGACAGCATGGCCTCGTTCAGTTTTAGCACCCCGCCGCGCGTTGTCGGCACGGTGCCGGTGTCCCAGCACAGCATGTCGTAGTTCAGCGCCTGTCGGTAGTGGTCCGCCTCGGTCCGCACGTACACGTGCGAGACCTCCCCTGTTTGCTCTGCCACCTCTTGTTTGCGTGCCAGGGCCGCGCAGTGCCGCGCCACGGTTTCGATAACGTCACACCGGCGCGGGAACTCGTACTGGCTGTCCCGCAGCAGGCGCTGGCTGGCGTCCAGGCTTTCCGTGCGGTTCACCGTCACGGTGCGGGCTTCATCGTTCCACGCGTAGGACCCGCGCTGGGTGTGCGAGTAGAACACCAGCCACCCTTTCGATCTGTTCCGCATAACGAACTCGCGCGCTGCGTGCTGTTCGGGCAGGGCGTCAATGGCGAACCGCTTCACGCCGAACCGCTGCACCAGTTGGTCGGCCTGCGCCCAGGTCACCTCGCCGGCCCACACCAGGCGGCGCATGCGGTGCTTCCCTGGTGCGGACACCACCACGTGCAGCACGCTCCCCACGTCCAGGCCCATTGTACACCCGGTTGCTGCCGTGGCCATGGGTTCGCCACCGCACAGGGTCAGGACGTGGGCGGCCGTGATCGCCGTTTCGCTGTCCGCGTACGGCATGCCCAGGGTGGAGTTGTAGAAGTTCTGCAGATTCATGGTGTGCCGGTATTCGTCCAATATTGTCACGTAGTTCGCGCGTGGGCTGATAAACCGCGGCACCCAATAGCCCGACACGGACCGCCCGGGGAACTTGGCCACCCACTCTCCTTTGCGCACGTCCAGGGCCTTGCTGCACTTGGCGCAGCCCAGGACCCCGGCTTCCACGCATTTCGGGAACTGCAGGTGCCCGGCCTCGTTCTGGTGCCCGCAGTGCTGGCATTTCATCACCCAATTTTTCTGGTCGCTGGCTTCGAACTCCCGGCTGATACCGTAACCCGGCACGGTGGGCGTGGACAGGCGCATGTCCTCGGGTGTTTTGCTGGCGGCCGTCCTTTCCTTGGCCACCGATATGTCGCGCTCGTTAGTCATGGCGTCCAATTCATCAAAGAAAATGGCGTCCGCGGGTGTCGATAGTTTTTGGGTTCGGCCCTTCATGCCCAGGAAGTGGGCGAACCCCTGGCCCATGCGCTTGAGGCGGGTATTGTCAGCGTACCGGCTGGGGATCAACCGGCGAACGTCAGGGTTCTCACGCACGAACGGATCGAACCGGCCCTGCACGAAAGCGGTGATCGCGTTGTCGTTCGGGAAAAAGTAAATACAGGACCGGCCCAGGACACCGGACCGGTGGGCCATGCGGACCAGGGCGCACACCGTCACGCCTAACTGGGCGCCCTTTTGGATCACCAGGCGCGGGTTGTCGTCCTGGTATATGTCCACCAGGAAGGGAAAATCCACGAACTCAAACGGGTGCCCGTCCACCACCCGCACGTGGTGCAGGCCCCACACTAGCGGGTCAAGGCGCTCCGCCCAGTGCTTTGCGGCGGCCGTAGGCTCTCGCAAAAATTCGGATTTGCTTAATGTCATCGGGTCCAAGTTCTACCCCCACGGCAAGGTCCACGGCCGGCAGGCCCGTGGCCGCGTCCTCGGACAGCAGCGCCTCGCGCTCTATATCCGCCCCGGCTTTGATAATGTCCGCGGCCTGTTTCGGGTTATCGGGTGTCATCCCGTCCCGCACCTTGCCCGTGGCCTGGTCCACCAGGGCGTTCAGCCCCACCGTTTGCAGCAGTTGGCCCGCGGCCGCGTGCCTGGCCAGCATGTCCGCCCGCTTGTTCGCGGCCTTCTCTAGTGCCTTGGCCGCCGCTTTCGCCGTGTACAACCTGCGCTCGTCCCGCCAGCCCTTGGTCTTTTTCTCGTAGGTGTCGCTGGTGATTTCGGGGTGCTTCGCCTCGAAATAACTGGCCACGCTTTCGTGTTCGCCCAGTATGTAGTCGGCCTTGAGCGTGTTCCAATCGTACGGCTTGGCGCGTGTCATGGCGCCGCCACCGCGCCCGCCAGGGCCTCGGGGACCATGTAGGGTGACGGCCGGCCGCTGTACACGTACGCGGGCCGGTGGGCGTGGATCCACCGTTTCGCCGCGGACCTGGACGGGAACACCAGCAGCCGCCAGGTGGTCCACTGGTCGCGGCCTTCCAGCGTGGCGCGTTCCCGCAGGTCCTGCAGGTCCCGGCAGGTC